TCGGTGCGAACTTGCCCGCCGTGGCGCTCAGGGTATACAGCATGCCGACCACGAGCCCTGTACCAGTACCCAGCACCAGATCCCCGCCCGTAAAGATGCGTACGGACTGCCCAATGTCCGCCGGATTGAGCGTGACGCCCTTCATAGTCGCCTCCGCCTGGGTGCCATTGGCTTTCGCCAATTTGAACTGATTCGTGGCCGCGTCGAGATACACAGGTTGTCCCGCCGTCACAGCAACGCCGGCGGCACCAATGAGATAGGCGGCCGTCGTGCCTGGCAGAATATTGGCGGGCGTAATAATCAGGTCAGCCACTAGCGCACCTCCCGGAGGCTTACACTACACCGACACATGACATGAATTGGCGGATGCTGCACACTGCCTCCTGGCGTCTCAAACGGCTGCTCTAAGCCCACGCCCTCAGGATTCAGCCCTGGCACCGCCGCACAGACAGGGCAGAGCCGGTCGTCTGGGGTGATCACCAGATAGCGCCGGAATCGCCCTGTATCCATCAGGCCATCCCGTACAGCCTGGCGCCAGCGCTCCTGCTGGCCCTCATGGACGGCAGCCATGCTTTCCGTCCGCGCAATGCTCTCCGCCCGTTGCCGCCGCAGCGCCCGTGTCCGCTTCTCCACTAAGGCGTCGATCCGCGTGGGTTTTTCTCCTGCCTCGAGCAAACCCTGTCGATAACGGCTTACACTTTCCGCCTGCTTGGGCGTCAGCCCCACCAGCTCCTGAATCTCCGCTATCTGCTGCGTGATGGGCGTCCCCGCCTCGAAGGCCCGCCGGATAATCCCACGCACCGCCTCCAGTGTCGTGTCACTGATAGCCGTCATGCGCTGACCCGTAAAGCGCTCAATCGCCCGCAAGGCTTCCTGGTCTTCCACGTTGAAGCGCACACTGATGTCAGCCAGCGTCGTCACCTCAGCCGCTTCGAGCGCCAGGGCTTGCACCTGTGGCGCTACATGCTCCTGTAGCCCGGACACTCCAACCGTCTGCCAAACCTGCTGCACCGCCTGCGCCAACGCCTCCGCATCCCCCGCAATGGTCAAGGCCGTCAGGCGGTCTCTGGGGATGGACACACCGACAGAGCCCAGCACCGCCAGGAGGGACCGCCGGAACCCGCCTAGGGCTTTATCCGCCAACCGGTGCAACACCCGCCAGAAGGAATCATCGGGCGCGGTGTCCACGTAGCGCGCTTTGACGATACCATCTGCTTCGACGATGATCTTCCCACCCATCGGCGCACGCTGACCATGGAGTGGCCAGCCCGTCCTCAGCGGTGGCGTCACGATGAAACGCATTAGGGAGCCTCATCTCATTTCTGCATCTCCTTGAGGAGCCGCTCTCGATAACAACGCCCACATCGCCGATGGTAGATATCATTGGTGCCGTAGGTCACACGGCCACACTCATAATGGAAAAGCACCGTAGAGTGACCATCCTTTTGCAGACGATAGGTAAGCTGGATCCATGCTTCCCGCTCCCCCATCACATGCTCCTGTCCAGCCCACAGCACCTGCGCTTTCCCACAGGCGCAGTGACGCTGAGGATAGAACACCTCACACACCGGCACCTGCAGGTTTTGCAAATCTTCCCCACTGGCGAGAAGCTCATCATCGAACAGGGCTTCCCGATGAAAAATGCGTACATAGCCCTTCATGGTATCGGCATATCCCACCCGTACCGTGTCCATATCATTCTTCCATCTCTTCCATGACCATCTCCGGGAGCCCCGCCTCCATCCGGATATGCGCTTCATCCGCCTCACTAAAGATCAGCCCTGCCTGACTCAACCGTAAAATCCCTTGCGTGAACTTCTCGAAGTCGACTTTATGCACCTTGCCATGCATCAGTGTGGGCATCGTCTTCGGCACCAGCGCGTTGAGTTGCCACAGCCGGGGGAGCGCATGCCGGTTAATCACCTCGGCTATCGATTCCAGGATCGTGGTGAGGGCCAGCCCGTACAAGTCACTCAGCGATTCCGCCAACGCCTGCGTGCCAATATTGGTCAGCCCGATCATCAGAATATTGGCGAGCACGCTCTGGAGAATGCGCGTATCGTAGCGCTGAATGATCGCCCCCGTATCGAACTGGCGTGCCCCACCCGTGGTCATCAGGCCAAACTTGAACAGCTCATGCCCGTCATCATCGTAGGCCAAGGGCGTCAACAAAAACTCTTGCTCATCCCGGTGGATATTGCGGCCAATGGTTTTAATCATGGCCACAATGGCTTTGTGGTCTGCCGAGGCGGTATCCGACAAAAACTCAGGCGGCACCTGGGCATGAAACAGGCCTGCTAAATCCCGCTCTATGCCAATGCCCTCGATCCGGCGGATATGGGTCTTAAAATACCAACTCTCGTAGGCTGACCGTAACAGGCTGCGCCCTTCGGGGGACCCCTTTGCCGCAAACAGGCGAAAGAGCAGGGCCTTGTCAATCGGGATGGTCACAGGGCTTCTGGCATCCGCAGCCTGTTGCACCATCCCCTGAACGCCTCCTGTGCGATCATATTCCCACCGCAGCAGGCTGTCCTGCGCCCGTATGGGCCACTTGCGCCAGCCGATCAGCCCGTCATCATATTTGCTCGCAGCCCACCAATCCCAGGCCGGATCGCCCGCGATATACCCGCGTGGCGGTTCCATGCCCAGGCGCCGCTTGTAGCAGAGTTCGTGGTAGGCGAACCCGTATACCTGAAAGCTGAGGCAATCAGAGAGGAACATCGGCCAGGACGTGGACATGTCGTCAAACAGCGCCCCATGGACAAACGCCGCTGCGTCGGTCGCCTCCGGCGTGTCGTCCACCGGCTGCACTTGCCAGGGCACTTGGCGCAATAACATCTCATTGGCGAACAGAATGGCGCCTATAATATCGTCATCGATCATGCGGCGGTAGGTGCGTAGGGCCTGACTGCCGCGTAACTCGCGCACGTATTCTTCGTGAATCACACCACCCGTGCGTTTGACGCCGGCCGTCCCCAACTCCCGATACAACTCGGGCGTGGTGCCATTACGCGTCCCATTCTCCGCCATATTACGGCCTCCAGACACTCGGAGCAGTCGTGTCCGCGAGCGCGTCCGCAAAGTTCATGGAGGGCAGGGGCTTGTGGTCGAGCATCAGCTCGGTGTACAGCCAGACACACCCATCCATGTGATCGGGCGAAGGCATGCCGGGCACCCATCCGCATTGCTGCTCTTCGAGCACCGGAAACGTCCCGACATGATGACAGCGGTGCCGTGCAAACAATGCAGCAATCGGCTCGGCGCGTGTTTGCTTCCCGCGTGAGGCATGCACCATCTTGTAGTTGACCTCCTTCGAGGACCGTTCACCTTTGCGCCACATATCCTCCGCCACAAGACGAATGGTCGTACCAATCCACTCCCCGCCGTTGTTGGCTTCTCCAATCATGATATCAGCTTGCAACTCGTCATACACGAAAATCGCCTGCCGTGCCGCCTGTTCCGGCGTCCCTCGCAAGCTCGCATCCCGGAGCGTATAGCCATGGCCATCCGTGCCCCGCCCGCCGGCAATAATCCCCATTTCATCGGCCGTGTCCGACGAGGTGGCGGCTGGGTCCAAGGCCACACCGATCCGCACCAGGTCCGGGACCTCAGCGAGTGTAACACGCGTGTCATCCAGGAGCTTATGGGTCCACAAGGCGCCAGGCACATCTTCAATGTCCTGCGCCAGGATTTCTTGTCTGTAGGCAAGCAGGGTCATGTCGCTGGTGATTTCGTCAAGCGCTTCGGTGGACAGGTGCGGGTTTTCGTGGCTGGCAAACGTGAAGGCTTCCCAGCGCCCGGTGGTGTCTTTGGCTGCCTGCGCATAGAGTTTCGCGGCATGGCGCGGATCATGGGCCTTCGACATGCCGGCACTACGGAAGGAGGGTGGCGTATAGGAAAAGACGGCATCGCCGTTGTTATCCAGCAACATAGGCGCGCCTACGACCCCCCAGGCATCTTCGTTACAGAGCTGCCACTCATCCAGTAACAGCACGTCCGCAAAATCCCCGCGTAACGTCTCGGCATTCCAGGCCGTCTTTGCCCGGATGCGGGTTTCCGTGCGCGGCAGTTCGATCAGGTGGCGTGTCTCGTTTTTGTACACCGCGCCGCTGTCGATGGCGGGTTCCAGCGCCCGCTTCACCTCATACCAGAAGCGGTCAATCTGCTCTTGTGTAGGGACCGCATAGAGGACGCGGCGACCCGCCAGGAACTGATCGACTGCCAGGGTAGCAAACCCGACGGTCTTGCCACTGCGGCGGCCCGCCCGCACGACTTTGCGCTTGACGGGGCTCTCGACAAACGCAGCTTGCTTGGGGTGCAAGATCCGTAAGCGCTCACGGACCTGGGCATGCCATTCCGCTAGCGGCGTTTGCATCAGAGTATGGCGTCGTACCAAGCTCCGCAAAGGGCGTAACTTTGGCAGCGCCAGCCGCTCCGCTGTCTCCTGGAGACTAATTAACGATGGCATTCCACCCTGCCTGTATCTCTTGCCGTACCCCGTCATCCATGACATGCCGCTCCACCACCTCAGCCATACGCCGCAATAGGAGCGCCACGTCGCGCTGATTCACCGTTGCCCCTGCACGGATATTTTCAATACGCTCAACCATACGCCCGATCTCTGCCAAGAGGCGGTACGCATCAGCGATGTCCAACACCTGTCGCGGTTTGTTCGCCACGGGAGGCCCTTCGCCATCGGGGTCCCACGTAAAGCTTGCATGCCAAGACAGCAGCGCTTCGCGCCATTCGTCATAGCGGTCGATGAAATCCTGCACGAGCGCCCGCAGCATGGCCAGTTCGGACGTGAGGTTGTAGGGATCGGGGTCAGCCAGATACGCTTCGTAGAGGTCACGTACCGCCTCACGCTTGAGCCGAGAATAGCGGCCGGTGGTTACAGGCGCACCTCCCGGTCGTGTCGTAGTGCCTGCCCCATGCATCCAACACACCGTATACCCATGGCGGGCCCACTGTGTGCAGCGGGTGCCATCCCGGTTATGCGCCGTACATTGCTGCTTCCGTGGATTCCGTGGCATGGGGTTTGTGCACACTCGCCCATGGAATAGGGTTCCCGATCTAGCACGCACGCCCCCGTGAGCCAGGGGCGGCGCCAGCACCGTAGTTGTCTCAGCCCAGGGGTCTCACAGTGTCGTATCTCAGGGAGGGCATACCGGCATCAAGGCGCACCAGTACCCCCTAGTCTAGAGTATAGTAGAGTATATACTCTATCCTGAGAGACTACTGTGCTGTCCTCTAGTCTACACTGGGAGATGAGACAGCGTCAAGAGATGAAAGAGTAAGATAATCAAACTATATTACTCTAAATTATTTCAGTCTCGCTCAAGTTTTGGTGTGAGCATACCGATAAGGTGTGTAGAACATGACACGCCAGCGTAGGTCGTTTCTGAGGCGCGCCTACGCTGGCGCCGAATCACCTCACACAGCCCCGAGAGGCTGAGGAGACAACCATG